TGCTGTCAGGTCAGTGTGATGATACCCACCAATGCTACAGTCCAGCTTATAGCAGTTGTATTTGATTACCCCCATCTCTTTGGTGACAGTAAATGTGTTACTGCCACGGTATTGATGGCAAGAAGGGCAACCCATACGCCTACTCTCACCCTCTCGTAAGTCTAGGCTGTCTAAGTATTTACGAATGTTCATCATCATTGCCTCTTCTCTTAGCCAGTGCAGTTGATGCACCACTGAATGTGTTTACCATGTAAGGCTTAACAGAGTTAGGGCTACGATGTCCAGACACCTGCATGATGTGAGCCAAGTCAGCGCCACCCTCTATCATCTCTGTGATAGCTGTACGGCGTAGGTCCATAGCAGTGAGCTTCTTAGGTAGTCCAGCCTCAGTCTTAACTTCATTGATAGCTGTGTCAATGTCATCCACTGTGTATGGTACATATGTACCACCCCTAGGTGCAGGCTTAGGTGCTACATAGGACTGGAACCCAAAGTCTTCCTTCTGTTGTTTCAGCATATCACATAAGCTATCTGGTATAGGTAGGTGTACCTCTGCTCCACGCTTACTTTGTTTTAAGTCTATGCGCTGGGCATCTAGGTCTACGTCATCCCAGGTTAGGGTACGCATGTCTCCTACACGCTGCGCCCACTCGTATGCCATATGCACAATCAAGCCAATGCTACGCCACCGAAAGTCTGAGTAGGCTGTAGTCATAAAGTCTCTGACCTGCTCTCGTGTCCACTTAACTCTGCGTGGGTATGTTACCTCCATCTTTATGAGTGCCACAGGATCGTGCTGCATTACATCCAAACGCATGTTGTGCTTCCAAGCGGCTGACAGGGTAGCCTTGCGATAGTTAGCTGTGTGTGTCCCTACCTTTAGCCACTTTTGGTAGGCTTGGTTAGTGTGTCGAGCCTTGAGTGTACGAGCCTTGTAGTCGCCCAGCGCCTTACCTTCTACTGTTGTTTCGATAGCCTTGTTTAGCTCCGTCTCGTACTTCTTCTGAGTTTTGCCAGCTAGTCGAGCAAAGCTATCACTGTATAAGTAGAACGTTACAATGTCTCTCACCTTAGCTGTCTTGCTAGGTATAGGTAGCTTACGTCTTACCATTTCTTCCTCACTTTCCAGTACACCCAACACTCTACACAGTGACCACTACCTAGCACAAAGTCTATGAGCTTAGTGATGTTAGGCTTGTTCCTGCGCTTCCAATCATGGTTCCTTGCGCTGAACGTCTGATTGTTGGGGCCACCTAGCAGCACGTTTAGCAGGACACTCAGTGCTGTCAGTACCCGCTTTAGGTAGATTGCCAATCCAGTTAGTGCTGTCATCATGGGGATCATCTCTTTCTGTTTCTTCCATCCTTAGTACCCCTGCTTGTATCTACAATAAGCCATGCAAAGCCCAGTAAATAAACGATTATTAGAATTATGGGTATAGAGTACATACTATAGCTTACCTCTCATGATCTCTGCACCTTGTCATTGCTGTAGGATACCTCATTACCTGCTAACGTCTTGAAGATAACACGGCGTACACCTGTGCGTTTGAATAGCTTGATGCGAGCTAAGTAAGCGTCATGAGGGGTGAAGACTGTGGTGACATACTCACCATCAGGCTGGCCTGAGCTTACATAGACTTTTATGGCTCGACTTGGGATCATTACGCTGTCTCTTCAATAAGCACATAGCGTGTGTACTGCTGACCTGTCACAGGGTGTTTACCCTTCACACCATCGATGCGGTAGCCTGACTTGCGTAGCTCAGAGATACGCTTAGTGAATGATTGGATGCTGTAGTCCAGCATAGCCTCACGTTGGGTCAGACCCTTGGTTGCACGAAGGTGTGTGATGATCTTTTTGTTTTGTGTGTTAGTCATGTCTCTCTCTCCTGTGTTAGACATTTATAGAATAATAATTGTGTTTGTCTGCGTCAATGTTACCATTATGTCACGTTGCTATGTTGCAACACCCAAAGCCTTATCATGTTTCTTTGCTATCTGCGGTAGTATATATTCAATTTCCCCTACTGTATCTGCAATGGCAGCTAGTAGGTCTGCATCCAGCAAAACTTCATGGTTTATGTGCAAGTGTGTCTCGCAATCACCTACATGTACTACTTCAACAACAAAAGTGTCATACTCTATGTCCGTCACAAAGAATTGTGCCTTATATAAGGTGCTTATCTCTCCCTCATGATCGTCTACACTGACACTGTAGTGAGGTTCAAAGCTTGGGTGATCCCAAGGAGACAGGCTGAAAGCCCAACAACCTTCTTTACTCTTTAAATCCTCGGATTGTAAGATTTCTTTGTCGTGTAACGTGACAAATACATCGGCACGTTTAACATTTACTTTATACTCAGCCATTATTCTTCCTCCATCTGCTGTATAAAGTCATCAATAATTTCACTGTCTGCTACATGGTAGCACTGTGTCATGTCATGTGTGACGTAATCAATCAGACCCTCAAGGTCTAATGATTCTACATACTTATCAATAGCGGCTTCTAATTCGTCTGCTCTATACATTACGCCTTCTCCTTTACTGAATACCTGTAACACCGATTGGTGGTTAAACTCATAAGCTACCTTAGCCATTACTCCACATCCTTATCTGTTACTTGCATCTCTTTTATGAAGTCTAGCATCTCTGCGTTAGTAGGGCAGTTCTGGTAGTAGCTCCGAATATTATCCTGTGCCAGCTCACATATGCTGTCCAAGTCTAGGGCATCTATGTATCGTTCAACTGCTAGATCCAGCTTGTCTTGTGTTTTACTATCCATTGTCTTAAAACCTTTCTGCTACATCTGCATGGTCTAGAATTATGTTGCGGCTGGTAGTGTGGGTATAGCCCTCAATCATACGATTGGCCCAGCCGTGTGTGATCTTATAGTTGAACATTGCATCCGCTTTTGTGTGCAGCACTTTTGTCTCACCGTAACGATCTGCCACGATAAACTTGAAGCGTGGGTTGCCCGATGGTGTGTTAGTTAGGCGGCGCATATCTTTGACGAAGTAGCGTTCCATGATAGTTTACTCCCTTAATCTAAACGTGAAAGAGCGGTGGCTTTGTAACCGTGTGAGCGTAGTACATCCGCAGCAGCCCTTGCACCCGCTTCGAGTGTGTCTATGTTCTGTACAGGATAGCCAGACGGGTTCCAGATCATCCATGCCTTGCCTGTCCAATCCTTACTTGCGCCCAGCGCCTCAAACTCACGGCGTTCCGCTTTGCCTAGCTTTGTGTTGCCCTTATGATCTGGCCACAGAGTGACCCATGCAAAGCCACAACAGCCACGATCTTTCCCATCCATATATTCTGTGAAGTATTTGTGCGCTGCGTCATATGCTGCGGCTTTCATTTCATCTTTTATTTGTTCATGTGTCATTGTCTTCACTCCTCTTGCATTTCTTTTAGTGTCTCATTCAATCTGTCAGTCAAGGTTGCCCAGTCTACCTCATACCAACAGTCAGTTATAAGGTCTGAAAACAGGCCAGCCCCTAATTGGCTCAAAGCCTCGCATTCCTCAGCCATATATTTTACAGTTTCTTCTAATTCATCCTGTGAGACATGGTATTGATCCATATCTGCAAAGTATTCAGCCATTCCCTCCATATACCAAATGTTTACAAGCCAAGTCTGTTTAGTATTCCAGCCTAGATATTCCATTGTCTTACCCTCCGATAGGTTTATATTTGGTTGTCACGCAATAGCTAAAGCATAGCTTGCCGATCTTAATGAAGCGGATACCGCCAACCTTGCGTGTTGATACGTTGAATATTTTTGTCATTGTCTTACACCTCCACCGCTGCGACACATTCCACATGGTAACGGGAAACAATGTCGCCAGTATCCAAAGCCTTGTTAGCACGGTTGCCAGCCACATGATCGCACCATGTATCCCACCAATATTCCGTGCCTTCAATCTGACACATCTCAACATAAGCCGTCACTTTCTTGCGCTTGCTGGCCTCTTTCATCTTGGCGGGTGGCGTTTGCACTGCGCTTGGCTTAAGGCCTAGGCGCTTAATGTTATGAGCATCAATACAAGCCACGTTGAAGCCAAACATTTGAGCCACGAAAGATGCTTTGACCATGCCAAGGTTAGGCACATCCATGAATAGCATGATAGCTTCAACACAAGCCTCGACGCTTTGCGTACCTTGTGTATCTTTGATATGGTTTATCTTGCCCCACAAATAGGCATCCCATGCCTTTGTGAAGTTATAACCATTACCTTTTTTACCCCACATAAAACGGGATGCTGACCCTTCGGCATTTACATCTTTGACTTGTGCCAAACAAGTGGAAAGCCCCGCTTGAATGGTTGTTAAGGTAAATGTTACCACTGGCAAAACAGATTGTTTGGCATGGCAAATATCCATGATTGATTGAACGTCACGTTTATACATAGTCTTTCTCCATTGGTTTGGTTTATCTAGTGACACCCTACAGAGTGCCACCGATAAAGCAATCCTTTATGCCAATTCCATTCTTAGGCTACGCATTTCTTCCTGATAGTCGTTCCAGCGTTG